CCTGCACCAACGGCCTGCCCAATGAAGGAAAAGCAATCAAATTTTTCGCACATGTTCCGGAGAGAATTCACCTCGGCATAAGTGAACGTGTGCGTGATCGCAGATGCTCTGGTGGTTGCGGGGGCCCGGGTCTGGGTGGTGGCCGGTGCTCGCGTAGTTGTCGTGGCACGGGTGGTGGCCGGTGCTCGCGTAGTTGTCGTGGGACGGGTGAGGGTCGGTGCTCGCGTAGTTGTCTGGCTGACCTGCTCTTGCAACTCTGCTACCTGGGCTTGCAAGGCAGCGATCTCGTCAGACGAGTCACTACACGCCGTCACGCCGAGCACAGCAGCAGCGCCGAAGAACAGCCACACAATTGGTCGAGTCATAGCGGTCACAGTGTTCCACAGGGTCGCAGAGCAAGTCGACTAGGTGCCTAGCGCCGCCTTCGTGCCTCGGCCTGGGTGGCCTTGTGGCGCTTGTGCTCGGTGTCCATGTGGTCCACCAGGGCAGCCAGTTGCCACATCTTGAGGGTCTGAGCGTCGGTCCAGGAGAACCCGAACCGATGGGCGACGAGTGCCAGGTTGACTACTCGTCGCCGTCTGTAGGGTCCACCTTGGCTGTATTGGCACTGATCTTGAGGGCCCCGGCTTGCTCCCAGGTGAAGTCCGGGTCCTCGCGGCGCTTCACGATGTAGGCGAGCGCCTGGAGCATCTTGCCCTTGGGCTTGTCGGCCTGGCCGAGAGCGTCCAGGGGCAGCCCTGTGCGCTCCTCGATCTCGACCACCTCAGCGATGGTTAGGTCATTGATGTCGACGGTGAAGATGTCGTCACTCACTTCTTGAAACCTCCGTAGACACGGTCCACGCCGTGCTTCTCTTGGAACGCCTTGGCAATCCGGTTCATGGACTTGACGTACTCGTCGATGATCTGGGACCACGCCTCGGGCACGGCCTTGGAGATGTAGCGCTGACCTGGATAGCGACGCGTGGACCCGGCATAGGCATGGCCTCTATGGACCAGTCGGGCGTAGTCAACCCTTGTCGGCGTTCCCGCGATGATCTGGCCGTAGCGCCTTGTGGCTCCCGCCTTGATTGACCGCTGGAGAGCACCGGAGTGAACAGGCACACGGCGCTTGGCGTAGGGGACGATCTTCTCAGCAGCAGCCTTGGAGGCGGCCTTCATCTCCTTGGACAACTCCTCGTCACCGAGGCGGCGCAATGACGACGCCATCTGGGAGATGCCGCCAACCTGGATGAGGTTCTTGGCCTTGCGCCGTGAAGCCACTAGAAGGACGTGTCCGTGCTCATGTAGGTGATCTGGACAGCGGCGTCTGATCCGTTGTCCAGAGCGACGTAGGGCAACTCGATGCTTGTCATGTCATCGAGGCTTGCCACTGGTGTCGAGCCGGTGAACTTGGCGACGGGGATCGTGACGTGGAAGTACGGGTAGTACGAGCCAGCGATGGCGGTGCCCTTGGTGACGATGAACTCCAACTTGAAGGTGGTGCCGTTGATGAACTTGTTGAAGTTGGTCAGGTCGGCGAACTCACCTGAGATGGTGCCGGTGTAGGACGGGACGGCGATCCGCTTGGGCTGGGACTTGGTGGCCGAGCCTGTGAGGAAGCGGCGGTCGGTCTTCATCCCGAGGTCACCTTCAAGGGTGAACGAGGTGAAGTTGGTGACTGCCGAGTCGTCGATCTCCATGGTCGCCTCGGTGTAGACGTAGGGGTCTGCACTGGCGACATAGGCCGGGGTGGCTTCCGCCGTCGAGGTTTGCTCGGTCTCAGCGTCGAAGTTGAACGTCATCGACGTGGCTGACCCCAACTCCTGGGCGATGTTGAAGCCCGTGATAGTCGAGCCCTCGTAGGTGAAGGTGCGGAGCGTGCCGCCACTGTCGACCCGTGAGACCTGAACGGAGTAGGAACCTGTCGGTCCTGTGTCGTCGGTCGAGTGGGTCTGGAGGTAGGCGGACGTGGAACCCTGCTGGGTCGGTCCGGCAGCGGTGCCGAGGGTGTGTTGGAGCAGTAGCCCCAAGCCCTTGTCGGCCACGTCGACCTCGATGGAGCCGGAGGCCCCGAGGCTGATCGTGTCGTGACGGTCCGAGCGGATCGTCTGGAGGTCACGCCGAAAGCCGACGGACTCGATGTATTCCACGTCACGGGACCAGGCATCTGCCTTGGCCTCAAAGGCGCGGGTGGGGGCGACCGCAGTGCCGTAGGTCGACTCGACGCCAACCTGCACCACCTGGTCGAGGATGGAACTCATGAAGCCTCCTTAGAGGGCTTGGGGGTTGTGGGTGTGGTGGTGGCCTTGGCGGCCGGGGCGAAGTCTGGGTGGCTGGCGAGCACGGTGGCGTCGTCAGCCGAGACCTCGACTTCTATACCTCGGGGGAACTCGATGGCGCCCGAGGGAAGATGGAGGATGACCCCGTCGAGGCCACCGTTGTAGGTGACCTTGGCGGAGGCCGTGGTCTTGGCTGGACTCATGAGAGCCTCGCTTTCACGGTGACGTGGACGGTGATGAGGACACGGGGTCCGTCGATCCCGGCCTCTGAACTGGACATGGACATTCCCGAGCACTCGATGAAGAGGAGCCCGGTGACGGAATCAGACAGCGTCGGGTAGTCGGAGATGACGTTCTCGACGGCCGACGCCAACACGACGGCCCTCTGCTCGGCCTCTTGGAGACCGGCTGCCTTGGACTGGACCGCCACCATCACATCGAGGGAGTAGTCCTCGCGGCGACGGCGTCGACCTGATGAGAGCGACTCAGGGTCGTGGGAGTTGGCGGTGATGTCTCCCATGAAGATCGACTCACGGCGCATGGCCTCACCAGGGTCGCCGTAGGTGGTCTGGATCGACGAGAGCGTCGAGTCGGCCTGCAACTTGGTGAGAAGGGCCGCCTTGACCTCGTACATGGTTGTGGAAGCCATCGGCTACTCCTCGCTTGGAGCTGCAGGCGGGGTGTCGACTGGAGCGAGGTTCAGCGGGACGTAGTGCTTGCTGCCTTGCCCGTCGGGGAGGGCGGGGAGGTTCTCATAGGAACGGACCTCGTCGATGGAGAGCACCCCGGTCTGGATTGCTGTCGAGTACGAGTCCCAGCGGTCTGATGTCGAGCGGCGCATGGATTCCAGGTCGAAGCGGGCGTAGGCCACGGCTATGCCCTCGGAGCGCATGATGGCGGTGAGTGCTGCTTCGAGGCGGGTGACTAGGGGGCGGAGGCTGAACTGGGCGAAGGCGACGTTTTGTTCGGCGAGACCTGAGCCCCATGACGTGGAGCCTGAGGCGTCAGCCAACAGGTGTGGTGGCACCCCGTAGAGGCGGGCTACGTCTTGGACGGTGGCTTGTTTCGTTTGGAGGAACTGGGAGTCCTCAGGGCTGAGGCTGATCTTGGAGAACTTGGCGTTCTCGGTGAGCACCGCCAGGCGGTTGCCGTTGGCGGCTCCTCGGTGGACATCGCTCCAGGCGGACTTGACCTGGGCGACACCTTCAGGGGTGAGTTGACCAGGTACCTCGATGAGCGATCCGGGGAGGGCTCCGTTGCCGAAGAATGAGGCGCCGAACTTCTGGACGGCGATGCCCAGGCCAAGGAACTCACGGGCAGCAGTCACGGGTGACACGCCTTCGATCTGACCTGGCTTGAGGAGACCTCTAACCATGGTGATGTCACGGGTCGTGAAGGTCTGGCCGGGTGCGTTGGAGGAAGTAAACGTCAGGCGTTGGATGCCGTCCTCGTCTGGGGCGAGCGTCGGCGTGATGTCAGATGGGTCGAGCACCGTGAGGTGGATGACTCGCCCGGTTCCGTCCCGAAGTGTTGTGACGTAGGCGTTGCCGTCCAAGAGGAGGCTCGTGACGATCTGGCCGAGCACCTCGTGGTTGCGGAGTTCGGTGCTCATGTTGACCACCCAGCCAGGGAGTGGGCGGAACTTCTGCTCAGAGCCCTGAGAGCGATACAACACGTCAAGGTTGAGTGTTGACACTGAGTCCGACAGGAGTCTGATGGCTGCATACACAGCCGACAGCGTGAGGGCAGCGTCGTAGTCCACCATCTCGCCAGATGTGGTTCTTGCAGTTGTGATGTCGAGGCCACGTCGCCAGATGTCAGAGAAGGTCAACTCCCGGCGCTCGATGTCACCGCCGAGGAGGCGTCTGATCATGAGCGACCTCCGTCAAGCGTCCAGGCAACCCGAAGGGCGACCATGCCGCCAACGATGAACGCCAGCGGAGGCCATACCTGGGAGAGCCCGTAGAAGATGAGGGTGAGGCCGCTACCTGTCAGGGCAGCGATGAGCCAAGCCATGAGGGCTCCTAGAACATGGTGGGAGCCCGATGTCGGTGACGGTTGAGCACCGTGTTGACATCGGGAAGCGGGGTGGGCCGGTTCATGCCCGGCTGGGCGAGTTGGATCTGGCCGAACTCGCTCTGGACCGAGATGGCCCGGTCGGGGATTCTGGAGACCTGCTCCAGGAGGTGGTAGCGAGCAATAGTCCTGGCGCACCATGCAATGTCGGGCGGGGCTGCCGTACTGGCGCCTGCCTCATACTCGATGATGACCTTGTTGCCAGGATGGGTGAAGGTCCACACGTTGGACTTGCGGGTGAGGCTGCCGTCGTCGAACAGGGCGATTTCGTCAATCTTGGCTGACGAGAGCGCAGCCCCGTCGATAGACACAGAGAGCACCGTGGTGGGGAACATCTCAGACACCTTGATGGTGTCGGCGTCGGTCCCATTGAGCACATCACGCTGATAGCGCTGCACCCATGAAGTGCCCGTGTAGTCATCGATGATGGCCGTGGCGTAGGCGATGGACTCGACCACGTCGGCGGCTGAGAACGTGGCTGACTCGCCACTAATCGAATCCATGGAGCGGACCTCGGCAGGGGTCGTGTAGAACCCGCCTACGACCTCATGGAGCGTGACGAAAGACATGGCACTAGAGCCCCAGGTTCCCGACCAGGTCGCGGTCAGGGACTTGAGATCGGACTGGCCAGCGAGGGAGTAGGTGTATACACCTGACCCCGCCGACGTGGTTGACGTGCCCGAGGCCACAACGGTCGCTCCTGCCTCGTCGGTGATGCCGACCGTGACCGCACCGTCAGCGTCGGTAGCGGTCTCACCCGAGTAGAAGGTGACCGAGAGAGTCTCTGTCGAGTTGCGGAGTAGGAGCCGTGAATCGGCGGACTCCTTGGCGTAGTACGCCATAGGCATCTCCAATGCTTGAAGTGACGGGTCTCACCCAGCGAGCAATACTGGAAGGCGTGATGAACTGGAAGGTCTGGGTCAGTGCCCTGACCGTGATGGTGGCACTCGGTTGTGGTGGTTCGGGTGGCGAACTGACTAGTGCAGAGATCGCCGACATTTACGACGTCTGCGCCACTAAGCCAGTGAAATACATAAGCAGCATTGGGGGAAGCCCAAGGGGTGACTGTCTTGACGCAGCAGGAACGCTGGTTAGGGCTTACAACCAAGGGGGGTCATGTGACTTCCAGAAGATTGTCAGCGGCCTTCACACAGGAAGGGGCCTTGATCCTCGCAAGAACGCTTCCGTAATTGCCTATTGCCCGATTCCGGACCCTCGACCGTGGTATCAGCAAGTACAAGAATGGGGCGGCTGGTGGGTTCTGATATTGGTCGTTTTCATGGTGTTAGGTGTTGGATTCTCTTATGTCGTCTGGCGAGAGCACTACTTCCCCAAATTCGATTAGCGCTCTTGGTCCAGCGTTCCGTTACACAGTCGCGGTCTCGACGACCTTGGACTTGGTGGCCTTCTCAACTTTGGGACGGCGAGAGGCCGAGACCTTCTCGGCGAACCCGGCCTTGACGAGGCGCTCGGCGTCAGCCTTGTCGGGCCAGTCGGTCTCGTCGCCAGGGGCGAATGAGCCGTGGGCGGCAGAGATTGAGGTGAGGAGTCGGATCTTCAAGGGGGTCTCCTTGGTAGATGGACCAGAAGGGTCCGAGGCCGTGAGGCCCCGGACCCGATCAGGATGAAGAGGTCAGGACTACGCCTGGACCAACTTGCGTAGCGCTGCCGTGTCCACGAGGACACCGCCACCGCGCACGATGAACCGGACCGACACGAGGTCAGTGGTCCACTTGTCGGCGTTGGTCTGTTCGACTCGGACGCCTCCGGCGATCCGGGCGAAGTAGCCCCGGTTGAAGTCGCCGAACACGACGGTTGTGTTGCCTGTGGCGAGTTCGGCCATGTTCGTATCGGCGTAGACGGGACGGCTCAACAAGTTGTCGGGCTGTCCGGCCTGGAGGCCCGGCTGCCACAGGTAGACGTTGTTGGAGTCCTTCAACTTGCGGATGGCCTTGAGTGTCGAGTCGTTGGCGACCCATGCGGCGTTTGCCCGGTAGGGGGCAATCACCGAGTGGTACATGTCGATCAACTCATCAGTGGTGATTGCCGTAGCCGAGGCTGCCGTGACGCCTGTGGTGCAGTTGTCAAAGCCCTGAGGCTGAGACGAACCTGAACCAGTGGTCCAGTGGCTGCTCAACGCACGTCCAATGGCTGCTCCGCCCTGGTCGCCAACGAAGTTGACGACGTTGAACGTGCCGACGCTCTGGTCCATTGCCAACTCGGACGACACGTCCACGATCGCGGCGTACTTGTAGGTCGACAGTGTCGTCTGGCCAAACGCCGGGTTCGACTCGGCAATGGTGCCGCCCTCGGCGACGAGTGCACCAGTCGAGTGCGACGTGACTGCTGGAATGAGGATGTCCTCACCAGACGTGGTCTGGATGAGGGTGGCTCCGGCGTTGAGCGCCGCACCTTCCTCTTCCATCTTGTCGATCACACGCTGATAAAGCGTCGAGTGGACGAGGTTTCCGCCTGCTGTGGCAGAGCCCAGCGTCAGGTCACGCTCTTCGGTGGCGTCTGACGTGAAGGTCCTGATCTCACCTGTGAGCAACTGCCTAAACAGCGTGTCGTCGTCGGTCTTGGGATCAACGGCCCGTTCGCTTATAGCGGTCAGGTCGTTGTAGGACCGGAAGGTCTCGACTGCCTGGGCAGCCTTGGCCTCGCGCTCCATGTCTGAGAGGCCCGAGGTGATGCGAGCGTCGAGGGCGTCTACCGCCTCGT